CTACCCCGAACGTATGGAGACGCCCCCGCAACCTTGCAGCACACGCAATGCGTGGCAGTAAAGAAGGACTAGCCAGCGAGCTTCACGCGCCGCACTTCAGCGGCGGGCAGCACGTGCTTGTCGGTCGCGCCGCAGCGGCATCGCAAGTACCGAATCTGGTACTCGCCCTGGCGTTGACTCGACGCCACGAGCAACTTCCCAATCTTGCAATTCGGGCACGAATCGCCTGACTTAGCGGCCATGCTGCCTCAGATACTCGCGGAACTCTGCGGCCTTCGCGGCCGATTGCACACGCTTGGCTACCACCGCCTCGCGCTGCTGGCGGAACTGTTCGAGCGACCGCTGCGCGACCTCGAGCCCGCCGTCGCCATAGGCCGGATACGTGCATGGGCCGACATCGAGCAAGGAATCGACCGAGCGGATCGTCCGCACGCTCTGCCCGTCCTCGATCGCCCACGCATCGCCCCCAGGTGCGACCGTGAACGCGAAGGACGATCCGAGCACGATGCCGTCGCGGATGTTGTTCGCGAGATCCCGGCCGTAGGTGGAGTCGGGCACCGGAAACTCATACCGCAGCCCGACATCGTCCACCGTCAGCGACAGCGTCCGCGGATAGCGGGCGAGCGGGTAGTTTGAATCGTGATTGAAGAGCGCCCGCGTTTCGAGTTTCTTCTTCCGGCCGCGCCGCTCCGAGACGATGCTGAACGCCGCCGGGTCGATCCGCTCGTAGAAGTCGCCGAGCAGCAGCGACCGCACGCCGAAGCGGGCGGCGTAGCCCACGATGTATTCACGCTCGCCTTCGCCCTCGATGCTCCGCTTCTCGACGGCGAGCATCGGCACGGCGGCATCGGCGTTCTCCTCGATCAACAGGCTGCGGCGTTCAACGGCGTTGCTCATCGTTCTCTCCTCGTCTGCGGCGTCGATCTGACGCGTGAGTTTGCTGGCCCATGCTTGCCCTGGGTCTCCGCCCCACAATGCCCAAGCGATCCGGCCCGCACTTGGGAATCCGGCTTGATCTGGGCTCCACCCTTCGCCTTGCTTGTCCACCTCGTGCCGAGCGAAGTACGAAGCCATGCGCTTCGCCGTGTCGGGGCTGATGTTCGTGCCGTTCGACAGGTCGCGTGCCCGGGCGACGCCGACTGCGGTGCCGCCACGGTTGAACTCATCGCGCCACGCGAGCCCCTTCGCGGCTTCGTCGCGGACGCCGGCGGGGGGCGAGAAGTCGATGTGGTCATATCTAGCCATCGGTCGTTTCCGCGGGCGAGGCGTTCACACTTCACTCAAAGACTTCTCAATGTCTGCGAACGACTTGTCGATTGCGGCGATCTCGTTCATCAGAGATTTCATTTCTTCATCCAGGCTTTCAAGTTCTTTCTCGTCCTTGTCTTTGGCTGATCGTTTCGACTTCAACGCCGAGATCTTCGCCTTTATGGCGTCCACTTTTGCTCGTGCCGCATTTGCCCTTGCCGTTGCATCAGCAAGGTTTTTCTGCGCCGCCGCGACCCTTGCCTTTGCTGCGGAACCATCCACCTCTGACTTCAGGGCGTCGATCTTTTTCTGAATGTCTTTTTGCTTCCGCGATATTTTGGAAATCTCGCGGTCAGCCTCGGCCTGCGTTCCTTCGATGCGATCGCGGAGGCGCTCTTTTCGCTGCTTCTTGGCGGGCGGCTTTTTCTCACCGCTTCCAGAGCCAGAGTCGCCCGACGACACCGCACCTCCTCCGCCGCTGTTTCCGCCGCTGGACGAGCCTCCCCCACCATCCGAGCCGCCGCCTGCTCCTCCTCCGCCCTTGCCGCAACTGTTTCCGGGTTGAAATCCGCCACCACCCGTTCCGCAGTTCCGCTTGTCGGCGCACTCGTCGCACGCCTCCGCCGGCTTGATCGTCTGCGGAGAGTCATCCACCCACACGTCAACGTCGATTCCAGCCGCTTGGGCCGCGTCGGCCTTCAGCGTGTCGCCGCCCACGAGCAGCACTTGCGAGAACGCGTCTGCGTAGTCACCGAGCGTGTCGGTGACGGTCTGCCGGTCTTCCTCGGGCCGGCGGGAGATCATCACGACCGTGTTTCCTTCGGCGACCGACTTGCGGGCGAACTCGCCCCACAACTGCGGGTCGGCGGCGAACGTGCGGTCGAAGTCCATGCTGATCGTGAGGGCACGAGTCTCGGGCAGCGAGCGGGCCGGCGGTGCAGGCGGGGCGGCCGGATCTGTATCCCGCTGCCCCGGGCGGGGCGGCAATGCGATCGGCGTCGTGTTCGTGCCGGCGATGATGGCATTGACCGTCGAGGCTGGCACGCCTGGGAACGCGGCGGCGATGATCGCCTTCGCCCCCATCTCGTTCAGGAGCCCGGCGTTGTATTGAGCCACGATTTCCAAGAGGCTGGAAACCTGGGCACCGTTGAGCGAAACGTCGGCGATCTGCGGGCCTTGCTCGACAGGGGCCGCAGCCTCCGCCGCGGCCAGCCCGCCTTCGACCGCCTGCCCGTCGATGCCGCTCCCGGGCTGCTGCTGGGCGAGCACGTCGCCAGCCGTCGGCTCCTGGCCCAACGTGCCCATGTTGAGAGGACGGTAGCGGGTGTCGCCGCCTTCGACGGGGTTCATGCCTTCTTCGGCTCGGATGTCGTTCGTCGAATAGACGCCGAGATCCCAAAGCTGCCGGTACAGCGTGGAGCGGCTCGAGGAGTCGGCCCGCAGCATGAAGCGGGTGTCGAAGGAAACCTCGAACCGGTCGTCCTCTGCGATCAAGTCGCGAGTGAATGCCGATTCAAATCGCCGCAGCCACGGCATGATCGTATCGGTGAGGAACTCCTGCGACGAAGTCTCCAGCGACCCGGGCGGCATCGCTCCTTGAGCCTGAATCTTCCAAGCCGGCACGCGCCAGAGTCGGCAGATTTCCTCGATCTGAAAACGCCGCCCTTCGAGCCACTGGCTGTCAGTGTTCGTATTTTGCGGCAAGGCGTGCGGCTTGAGTCCGCCCGTGAGCACGGCTGTGCGGTGAGAGTTGCCGACGCCGGCGTGCTTGCGGTCCCACTGGTTCGCCAGCGTCTCGCGGGCCTCCGCGTTGAGGTTGCCCTCGGTCGAGAGCACGAAGCCGGGCCGGGCACCGGCGGCGAAGTACCGCGCCCCGTGGAGTTCGTAGGCTCTCGCCAAGGCGATCGCGTCCTTGCACGTCTCGACCGGCGACAGCCCGTTGATGCCGTCCTCGGTGAGACCGCGAATCGCGAGGATCTGCTCCTGGTTGTAGACCGTCTCCTGCCCCTTCTCTTCGCGGTACTTGTAGCGGAGCTTGCCGTTCTCCAGCCGCTCCACCTTCATGCGCGACGGGTGCAGCGGGATCAGCTGCTCCACCGATCCAGACTGCCCGGGGACGATCTCGCAATAGGCGACGTTGTAGAGGCCGGCGTGAAGCATCAACTGGCAGCGCCACTCAAACGAGGTCTGCCAGCCGTTCGGCTGGAGGTTCAACTTTCGGTAGAGCGGGAGCTCGGTCGCGCGACGCTTGCCGCCGTCGCCCATCCGCTCGAGCACGTGGAGGGCCGGTGTTGCCACCGCCTCCGCCAGCACGCGGATGCACGCGAACACGGTCGAGACCATGAGCGCGTTGTCGGGGCTGATTCGGACGCCGGCCGATGAGCGGGAGCCTGCGTCCTCGTCCCACATGCGCTCCTCGCCTGGGAGCCAGAGGATGCGGTGCTCGTTTTTCGCGATCATAGGAAGAAGATTTCGGGGTTAGTTGTCGCGTTCGTCACGCTGTTCGCTTCCCAACCGCCCAACGCGAAGATGCAGGCGACGATGCCGTCGATGCGTCCAGTGCTCTTTTTCTTGACCGGGCGAACGTCCTCGAACGCATTGCTCTCTGTGCAGACGCAACCGGCCATCCACGACAGCACCGGGTTGCCGCCGTGCCGAATCCGCTGCTGAAGCACGAGCGACTCCAGCAACTTCGTCGGGCTGCTCATCGAGCGAAAGCCTTGCCCGAATGATTCCACAATCAGCCCCGACCCTTGCAGTTCCACGCCCAACTGAACCGCTCCGGTCATGTCCATCAGCACGCGTTCGACTTGATGCTTTTTGGCGTATTCCAGCACGTATTCGCGGATCACGCCGTGGTCGATCACGTTGCCATCGGTGGCCGTGATCCAGCCCTCGTTCACCCAATGCTGGAACGGCTGGCGATCGGTTCGCTCTCGCTCCATGATCAGATCCCGCGGTGCCCAGAACATCGACTGAATATCGAACGTCCCGTCCTCGCACGGGAACAAAGCGACGCACGCAGAAAGATCGGTCGATTTCGACAAGTCCATGCCGATGATGCACTTCCGGCCCGCGAGCGGCTCAGTCGGCCCGGAGGAGCACGACGCCCACTTGTCCGGGTCAAGCCACCTGTTCGTGCTTTCTGTCCACACTCCCAAGGAATACCGAAGCCAGCCGTTCAACTTGGTCGGCTTGTTCTTGGCCTCCTGGGCATCAGCAGCGAAACTCTCCTCGGTCATGGTGATCCCCATGCCGGGATTCGCACGCCGCCACACCTTCGGGTCGAAATAGTCATCCGACCCGTCAGCCTTTGCCGCAAAAATCTTGCCGTAGAACCGCGGGTCATACTTCGGATCGGCGAGCACTTGCTCCGCGTACTCGTGCTGCTCCCAGCAGATTGTGTCGCGCCTGTCGCCGGCCGTCGTGATCGTCGCGAGCAGCGGCTCCCGCCTGGAGCGGCCCGAGTAGCGGAGCGCCTCAAAAAGCCGCCTGTCGGGCCACGCATGCAGTTCGTCGCAGAATACGAACGAATAGGACGGGCCTTCGGCCGCCCCGGCATCGCGAGAAATCACCCGCATGCTCGACCCTGTCGCGGCGCAGACGATCGTCTTTCGCGAGTCGATCACCTCCAGGGACGCCGCCAGTTCGGGCGACCTCTTCACCATCGCGGCCGTCTCGTCGAAAATGATCGCGGCTTGGTTGCGATCCTTTGCCGCAATGCAGCCGAGCTCGCCGTCGCCCTCCATCAGAAGATGCCAGATTGATAGGCAGGAGAGCAGCGTCGATTTCGCGTTCTTCTTGGGAACCTCGAGGTAAGCGAGGCGATACCGCCGCGTGTCCTCGCCAGCCACCTTCCACCCATACAGCGGCTCGATCACATCGTGCTTATGCCACTCCAAAAGCCGCATGGGCTCGCCGGCCTTGGCGGTCGGCGAGTCTTTTGTGTGGCAACAGACCGCCTCGAGGAACTGGATGACGAGGTTGGCGGCGTCCTGCTTGTAGTCATACCCCTCGACCCACTCATGCCTTCTTCTTAAGGGCAAGGAACTTGGACAGCGTGCTTTCTTGCTTGGCATCTGGTTCAACCTTCAGGGAGGTTCGGGCCGCTGGCGAAAGCCCGAAGTCAGCCTCCAACTGGCGGAGTTGCTGCGCGAGTTTGTGGGCAATGCTGACCTCGGGCCGCTGGGCGATGTATTTCACCTGGCCGCCGTCGTTCAGGATCGGATACGTGTCTCCCTCTGCCTTCAACTTCGCCCGCACCGCAAGCCACCACCCCCACGTGTCGCAGTAGCGGGCGAGCGCCTCGACATCGGCGCGAGTCATCACGCGAACCGCCTGGAGCATGGGAAGCAACTCGCGCCACCTTGCCGCAGCGACCTCTCCCAGATGCGGCGGCATGACGATGCCGTCGGATGGCGGCACGGGTTCGGCAGCGTTCAGTTTTTGCTTGCCAGGATTTCCCCGAAGGATCTTCAGTTCAGTCGGTATCGGTCTCGGTCCTCGTCGGCCCATATCAACACCCCACGAATGGAAGCCTCATCTGCGCGCCGCGCCTGTCGCTCTTCCGCATGTTGCACCTCCGGCACAAGCACTGCGAGTTGTCGAACGTATTGCCCTTGTCCGAGTTCTTCGCAGACAGTGGAACGATGTGGTCGTGCTCGGCGTTTCTCGGGCTCGTCTTGCGGGTTCGCTTGTTGAACCTATGCCTTCCTTTGTGGCATTGAACGCCGCACTGCTGGCAGACCCACCCGTCGCGCTCGCATACCGCCTCTCTGGTGCAAGCCGGATCGAAAGGCTTGCCGTAGTGCTTGCACCTCTTGCGGAGAGATGTGGCGATTGAGCGGCGGCACGAGCGGTCAATTGCCTTGGCCGACCACTTGCGTCTTGGCCTACTACTTCCCCATCGCGCATCGAGGTAGCAGTCGCGAGAGCAATACTTCCCTTTGTCTTGATGCTCAAACTTTCCACGCAATGTCCGAGTGAACCTTGCCCACACCCTTCGCAAATTCTCCAGCGACGGCGGGACTCCACAAAACACTTCCGCGAGCAGAACTTCCTGCCGGGCGCATCGTGGGGTAAGACTTCAAACTCATCTCGACAAATGCAGCACGTCACAGCGACTCGTTTCCGAGACGCCGTGTGGCCGCAAAGCGGCGAGCAATACCGTTGATGCAAATGCCTCGTCTTGTACGCCTTGCCGCATCGCTTGCACTTTTTCTCGTACTTTTCGCTCCTCTTCTCATGCCTTTGAAGTTCAGCATGACGCTTGCAGTCTTTGCATTTTTTGGGGAGCGGCCCGCGCCTGGGGATCTCTTCTATGGCACGCGAGCACACTTCACACTTCGCCGACCCCCGTCGATCTAGGTTTGCGACCCTTGCCGCATCTCGAATGCGAGATTGTCGCACTCTCGCCTTTTCAAGATAAGAAGTTTTTCTGCACGCTGGGCATTTCCTAGGCCAGCGATAGCCTTCTTTTTTTTGAACCAAAATCTCGCCACAGATTTCACACGAGCGACACATGCCCACAGGGTGCAGCACGTGTCAAACCGCAGCCCTACCCCCCTGGCTTTAGGGTCGCAGGGTCTTATGCGAT